ACGAACGTCGATTGGTTCCATTGTGGCAACACCGCCGCCAGTGCCGCCACCAGCAGCTTGGTCGCCACCACTGGGGATAACACCGGAACCACGGGCGCCGGCTGAGTAGCGGCTCATTGCTGTACGCATCTTGCTGGCGGGGATGACGTACTCCGGTTCGCCACCTTCGCCGATTAGGGCGCGGGTGGGTCCGGTTACAAAACCGCCTTCGGCAAAGGCAGGACCAAAATAAGCAGCGCCGTTTGGCGCGACTGCACCGGGAGTTCCTCTAGGTGCACCACCACCAGCTCCTGCGCCACTAATAAACCCAAGGGCGGTTTCGAGAATGAAGATCTCAATCAACTTGGCGATCATCTTGCTCGCCATATCCAAGAAGTGATCGCCGACGCCTTTGAAGAATGCAGCGAGAGCCTCTTGACCGGTCATTGCGCCGGACACAAGACCTTTGAAGGCTTCTTGGAAAGCATCACCGATTGCGGCTGCACCAGCAATAACCTGATCAATTGGATCCGTTAGATCGTTTAGTTCTTCGCGTGCTTTTGTAATCGCTCCTTTAAGGCGCTCAGCGGGGGACTCCTCTTGTTGAATACCCGCAGCGGCTGCAGAGGCACGACCTTCAATGGCATCTCTACGCTCTTTGTACTTTTTAATCTGGTCTTCTAGTGCTTTATTAGTGCCTTCAATAGCTAGTTTTTTCTCTAGTTCCGCAATAACAGCTTCGTATTGAAGCACAGCGGCCTCTTTAAGTTGCTCTACTTCGATAAGGCGTTCGGCGACAGCACCACGCACACCTTGGCGGATAAGTTCTGCGTAACGTGTACGGGTTCTTTCGTTTGTCGCTAGTTCTTCATTTAGTGCTTCTATCGGAGCATCTATACTGCCGGCAATACGTTGCATTTTAGCGATAAATTCTTGTTCGTTTTTAAGTACGAGTAGATCGTTTAGAGCTAGCTGCGCAGCGTTTATACGTTCTTGTGCGAGTTTTAGTTGTGCGTTTATAGCGTCTAAGCCGGCGAAAGATACACCTTGCATCGTAGGTCCGCTAATTTCACGGATAGCAGCAGGGGGTTTTTGCGCTTCTACATATCTAGTAGCTTCGGCAGTAAACTGCTGTAACGTAGACGCTTGTTCGCGCAAAGTATCATCTGTAGCTTTGCTAGCAAGTAGGGCAAAATCTGCTTGAATACCTTGTAAACGAATAATAGCTAATTTTTTCTCGATTTCAAAGCGGCGATTATCTTGTTGTGCATTTTGTTTGCGTACAGTTTCATTTAGTGCTGCGACTTTCTTAGTTGTGTCGATGTTGAGCTTGTTTACTTCGCGAGCAGTGTCTGCTTGAAACTTGGCGGCTTCTAGGTCTGTGCGAAGAGCGTCAAAAGCAGCGTCGCGCTTAAGTTTTGCGGCCTGTTCGGCAAGCGCCAGCTCTTGCTCTACAAACGTGCCAGCCGCTTCTGCCGCCTGTCGGGCAACATCGCGTGCTCCGCTCGGTAACCCTTGGCCGGCGGCTGCTTGGGCTTGCATGTTGGCAAGCGACAGGCTCTCTTGACGGATACGGGCTTGGACATCCAGCAGTTCATTTTCTTTTTGAATAACACTAAGGCGTTTATTCGCTATTTCGTCTTCAATACGGCGGCGAATGGCTGCAATACTCTCCTCGTAATTTTCAATAAGTTCGGAGCGTTGCTTATCAAATTCACGCTGCGCTTCGGCCGCTTCACTAAATTTCTTGGTTATATCTAAAACTTCCAGTTCTTTTTGGAGGATATTAACTGTTTGTTCTTTTACCTGTGCCGGGTCAAATTTAACTTCTGCGTTCACCCGCATAGGTCCGTATTTGTCTAATAATGCTTGAACTTTTTCCGGGGCTACTGAGGCCAAAAACTCCAGCTCAACACGGTTAAGCGGACCGGTCTGTGCCGTCATCATTGTTTGTTGCGCTAGCGGCACACCTTTTGCTCGTTCTTGTTTGTTTAGTAAATACAGGTCTTTTTCCAGTTGCTTACGCTGCTCCGCACCTAAATCACCAAGAAGATTTTGCACACGACCTGCGACAACCTGGGGCCCTAATAAATCGTTAAGCTTTTTAGCTAAATTAGTTAGGGGACCTGCGACAACGGCTTGTAACTGAACTCCAAGCTCTGCCCATGTGCGGTTAAGGCGATCTGTCTCTGAACCAAGCTGGCGCAGACTCTCAACGCCAGATACACCGATGGTTTTGTATAGTTCTTGCTGTGCTACGGCGTTTGCCGTAGCAGCAAAACCGGCGTTCTGTAGCAGTTGAAGTTCTTTTTCACGTTCGCGGTTGGAGATAAGCGCTTTTTCCTTAAGCGTGTCAAAGGTTCCTGCTACGTTGTTTAGCGCCACTCCCAGCTCGGCAACGCTACTTACAAACTGGTCAATAGCTGCACCGATTGCGCTGGTGGCAACCGAGAGCATGGGGTTGCCTGGGATAAAGCCGCCAGCGGCACCGCCGAGAACTGCGCCAGGTCCGCCTCCGAACAACATCGGAAACGCGCCGCCAATAACGACGTTCTCCATCCTTTGGCGCCGCTGCTGCGCCCTCTCGCGAGCAGGCACGCGTCCAAAAAGCCGTGCCTGTTCAATGCGGCGTAAACGATTTGCACGCGTTGTCGCTGGACCGTAAGGCGGAATAGAAAAGTTCTCTTCCGGGTAGAAACCACCAAAAGGGGGTACACCGCCGCCACCGCCACCGCCACCGCCACCACCGGTGCCTCCGGCAGGAGGAAGTAGGCGCTGGCCGCGTGTCGCTACTTGATTCCTGTACGCTTCCCTGAGTGTCCGCTGATAAAATTCTGCATATGTTTCTGTTGCAGACTCAACTGCTCGCAGATTAGATGTTGTTTCTCTTTGAATACCTAATTGCTGATTGGCCTCGTTAATAAGGTTGCGGATAGAACGTAGATAACGTTCATCCTCTGTGCGACCTATACGGGGTGCTCCAAGAGGATTTACACCCCTAAACATTTCTCTGGTAACTGCGGTCCCTGTCGTACCCCCCGCAGGGGGCAGTAAACCTCGTACTCCGGTTGATGTTTGTGTACCTATACGGCTCAATATATCAGTTAAACCTGTGCCAGGAGTTCCGGCCCATGTAGCGTTAAAACTTTTTACGTAACGTGAAAAAGTTTCAGCGATAGCTTTTAGTAAAGGATCAAAGTATTTACTTTCGTTGGCCATTGTACGAGCTAGAGGTACTTGCTCCCACAAAGCTGTTTGCCTAGAAGCTAAAGCAGCAAGATCTGTAGTAATTGCGCTTTCAGGTAACTGTCGCAGCATCCGCTGTGCTGTTCCAGGGCGTTTCGTAGAAAACGCCATACGATCTATTAAATCCTGAAAATTAGGTGTAGATCTCGCAGCCTGCGCAAAAAAACCTCCTGACGTACCTCGTACAGGCTTAAACTGCATTTTTAGATCTATAAGACGGTCATAAACAGCGTTAATAGCTGCGTCGTCAACAGTGTTGATTAAGTCTTGGGCTGTTTTTACTAAGTCTGCCTTTTTAGTTTTACCGGCTGGTTGCTGGCCCGTTAAAGCTGTAATAAGTTCTTTTACACCGGCGATGTTATATCCTCCTGTTGGCAAAGATCCTTTACTAAGTCGCGAAAGTAAAGCTGTACGTTTTTGCCCTGTAGCAATACCGCCTACGGCGGCTTCGCCCGCACTCAGAATATCAGCTAATTGCTGTGATTTACCTTGAGCACGCGCTCTACGCGCTCCCTCTACGATGCTTTGGGGGGTTGCTCCACTTGAGCGATATTCAATATCTATTACATACTTAGTGTTAGTAAGCGTTGTTAATTCTCTTTGTAAATGTTTAGCTTGCGTAATTGCTGACTTAATTGCTGTGTCATTTACATTAAGTCTGTAATCTCTTCTCTTAAATAAACCGGAAATACGAGTCAGAGCTACATACACACGGCTAGTATCAGCGTCAAGCTGTATTTGAGGTATTCGTCTTTGCGTAAGCTCAAGTATTTTTCCGTGAATAGTGTTGACACTCTTCTCTAGCTTGTCCAGCTGAGACTGACCAGTGACCTGTAGTTTTATGCCAGCGACGTACTCGGCCATCACACAAACTGTTCTGGTCCTTAGTCTACGCAACAAAAAAGCCGCCGGGTTAGCGGCGGCGTTTGGCTTTTTCGATTTCCTTTTGCTGGTCCTCGTTCAGGATCTGGAAGTAGGCGCTCCAGCCAAGGAGTTCTTCGGCGGTCATCGTACTGCGGACTTGGCCCAGGCTTAGGCCAAGTTCCTTGGCGACGCCGAACTGGAGCATGAGCCAGTTGTCCTGGCGAAGCTCCTTGGCTAGTTCTTGGGGTCGATGGGCTCAGCGTCGTCAGTCAGGATTGCCAGCATTAGAGCTTGAAGATCTTTGTCCTTGACTTCGTTCTTCAGCACGTCGACTTCACCGGCGCTGAACAGTTTGCTGCCGTTTTCGTCGAGGGCTTTAGCGATCAGCAACTGGAGTGCGAAAGCGTTGGCGTCGTCGGACTTGGCTTGTTTTTGGGCGCGTTCGCGCTCGGCCATCGTTAGGGGTGCCACCCACATCTCAAAAACGCTGCCGTCAGACAACTCAACTTGCTTTTTGATCGGCTCCAGGTTCGCTGCTTTACGCAGGCGATCAATAGCGCGGACTGGAATTGAGGCAGGCATGAAGTCCTGTTGTTTCTCGTACTACTGTAGCGGACTAGATACAAAAAACCCCGGCGCTTAAGCCGGGGTGCTGAACCTGACTGCACCAGCAGATTATCAGGTGGTGGCGAAGTCGAAGGTGGGGGTGCCGGCGGGACGGAAGTTGACGGTTACCGATTGGGCGTCGTCGGGGTTGATGTTCAGGCTGGCCGAAGTCAGCACTGCATCAAAGGCAATAGAGCGGCTCAGGCTCTCGCTCAAGGTGCCACCGCTGAACACACGGTCGGTGTACAGCTTGAAGGCGGCGCCGGTTTGCTGGCGCTGCAGCACGTCCTCGATCATGCGGTTGGACAGTGCGGCGTCCTCATTGGTCATGTAGACCGTTGCAGTGCCGCTACCGTCGCCGAAGCCGGAGATGTAGCTGCGGAAAGGAACGTACTGGCCAGGGGTTTGACCGATGGTGGTTACGTCAATCTCAGCGCGGCTGATTTCAAAGCTCCAGTCGCGAACTTGGCCGACAACGGCGTAGTCGGCGTAAGCAACTTGGAATTCGTTGGGGGCGGCAACGGTACCGTCGTCGGTGATGTCCAACGCAGAGCCGCCAGCGGTGGCGGACACCTGCAGCGCTCCAGTGGCAGCGGTGTAAGAAATCACGTAGTAGGTGGTGCCGCCGGTGATACCGGCGGGCAGCGTGCCGGAGCCGGAGCCGCCGGTTTGGCTGTTGACGAGACTGAAGACCACGGGATCCCCTGCCTTGAAGTTCAGGTAGGGGGCGACGGTAATGGTGTCAGTACCGGTGTTTACGCCAGATTCACCGAATGTACCGGTGGTTCCAGCGGGCTTGTAGTAGAGGGCGCCG